TCTTGAACAATTTCATCAGCATAGGCAGCGTTCAGAGGCATATTTCCATTTGTTAAATAAATCAAATCTTATACCTCCAATTCGGTCGAATAGTAATCTTACGGACGGTTCCAGTAAACGAAACTCCGACTTTGCCTGTCGGGATTTCGAAGAACACCCCACGTTTCCGGAGCGTATTCTGAACCGCGCCAGTAGCATTGTAGATGTTTTGCTTACCTTGCCTACAATCAATCGTGGCCTTGGTCTTAATCGCTAGGTACATAGTTTTCCGACCAATCGTGAGGGAGATATCACCATCTCCCTCAATTTCGATGATTGGTTCCGAATAAATCGTTCCAGGATTGTTGATTGTATCAGATGCCGTCAGCACCACAGGATCTACGTTCTTTTGATAGCGGAACGGCTGCATATCTAGCTTGATCGCCAATTCCCAACCATACATCCCTTTGGGAATAATTTCAGTATCTAAGAAATCGGCATAGAAAAACGAATCTGGTTGATAGCTAAATTCTAAACGATTTCCAACTGGTTGGAACTTTTCGACCAAAGTTGCTAAATTTGAAAATCGTTCGAAAAACACCCGAATGGTTCTCTCGTAATTATCAAAAGCGCCATCTTCCTGATTATAACTTCCATTCATCCCATACAATTTCAATTGTTCTGAAAAACGAGGGTTGGCGGAATGAATCGTGCCAAAATCTGTCACCACGCAGTTTTTGAAATTAACTGTTGAAAAATCATTTATTTTTAAGTAATTCGCCATTAAATACCCTCCCTTCTCATAATATTGCCATGGTAACGATAAGAATTCTCGGCCATTACTTGGCCGTCTAGATAAGTATTGAAATCCTTGTCTAATAATTTGCCAAGCAAATTCTCCACGCTTGCTTTTAAGCTAACCAATTCAGTCACAATTGCTTGACCGCTATTGCTGTCTGAATGATTATCAAAACTGCTAGTGGAGGATAAAGATTTCGAATAGTTATAGATTCTGTTTCTAGTATTGATTTCTTGAAAACGCCGGGTTAGATGAGAAATTTTAGTATCTTCAAATCCAATACCTTTCTCATAATTTGGAATACCCAAACGGTTCATCAAACTACGCGTTTTACCAGCTCTCATGACCTTGGTTCCAGGCGGCAATGGCAAGATCACATTTCGCCCTTCAGGGATAAATGATGTGCCATCAGGCAATGTAATCAATTCCTTGTAAAGCGTACCACGTTGGTCATTGACTGTCGCAAGACCACCAGGGTGATTATCCGTACCCTTGGCGTGCTGCTCAGTAAAGTGCCGTGTGATGATATCAATAAACTTAAACGCTGGTAAAGAGCTTAAAGATGCCCACACGCTACTGATTACTCCACCTGTTTGGTTTTGTGCATTGATCCCAATCGGGTTATTTTGTTTAACAGCATTGACTGCGTTACTTGCAGCATTAGCCTCGCCCTGCGTTTTATTCGTTGCGTTGATATCAATTGGGAAATTCTGCTTAACAGCGTTGACTCCTGCGCTCGCTGTAGAAGAAGGATTCCCAGTTAAATCTAGCGCATTGATTCCAATCGGGGATAATTGATAAGGAGCATTTACACTAGCACTTGCCGATTGCGAAGCACCTCCAGTGTCATCAGTAGCGTTGATGCTGATAGGCGAAGTTTGAGTGGGCGAGTTCACGCTTGCTTGCGCGCTTGCTACTGCTCCACCCGTGTTATCTGTCGCATTTAAAGATTTAGTTTCAGCGGTCGCTTGATTCCAAGACATGATCTTGTCGATAGATAACTGGCCATTACTCAAAGCATTTGTAGAATTCACCTTTAAATCTTTTGTGAATGGCGTCGTCGCATTCCAAGTTGTTAATGTTTCTGTCGAGCGTGCCACCGCATCTCTGAAACTCTTATCTGTAGCCAGAAGTTCTTTCTGCTTAGGTGTGAGAGCTTCATAGTTAGCTAAAGCTTTTGAAGCTTCTTCAGCTTTGTTCATGACATCTGCATTTTTCAAAAGGAGTTCCTTGACTTCCGCAGGCATACTGTTCCAAATTTTCAACTGAGACTCACTGTCAAAGATAGCTTGTAGTCCGGCTTGATTTTGAACAATTAGTTGCTTTTCTTCAAGTGTCATAGTTGACCATTTACCTGACTCGACAAGAGCTTCTGCGATTGTCACACGAGCGTTAGAATTGATATCTGCATTTTTGGCGATAAACTTAAATTGTTCCCAACCTTCAGCAGATTTAGTTGCTTCTCCGATAACTTCCTTAACATTCGATTTAACTTCAAAATTGCCATTTTCATTGATATTCCCGACTAGTAAGGACCAAGCGTCGTTTGCTTCCCTTGTTTCCTTGCTCATATCACTAGTATACTTAGCTAGGATACTATGGGAGTCACCCATTTTTCGAGAAGCTTCTGCTGCTTTCTGACCGATCACTTCATAAGATAGCCCATATTCTTCTAGAACTTTCTTGGCTTCTTCCCAGTAATTCCAGCTTTGACCAGTTCGAGCTTTTACTTTAGCATCAAGGTTCTGCATAACTTGATAATACTTAACGCCCAGAGCTTCCATGGTTTGAGTATGATTAGCTTCTAGAGTCTGCATTTTCTTGTTGTAAGTTTCTTGATCAATAGCCTTTCCGTCTAACAACTCTTTCAGCTCACTCTTTGAGTTTTCGTAGAGTTTCTTTTCCTCGTCAAGGGCCTTTTTCAGAACATCCTTTGTATGATTTAGCTGAGTTTCGTTCAGATTTCTGACTTCGCCATTCAAAGCTTGTAAAGCTGCTTTCTGTTGCTCGGCTGACAAGTCCATCATCGAGAGTTTCGCCTTAATCATCTCATTCTGATTGTTCAGGATGATTTCTTTCTCCTCTTGAGAGAATTTGTTTGCATCGCCATTGTGTCTCTGATAAATCTCGTTAATTTGATTCATCATAGATTCAGCGTTTGAAACTATTTGAGCGTTCTTTTCTTTGGCTCTCGCGATATCTTCCTCACTCAGCCCCCATTTAGAACCAAGTTCAGCCATGCGCTTGTTTGTCTTATCAGCTGCTGAAGCAATATCATCATATAGTTTTTTAAAAGCACCTGAGACTTTTTCAGCGCTTCCTGCTGTGCTTCCGAAGTTAGCAACTGCTGTACTTGTTTCGTCTACAGTCTTTTGAAAATCCTTCAGCTCGCTACGAGCGGTATCGCTTAATTGTGAACCAAATTCTTCAGTCTTGATCCGAGCTTCATCTTTTTTATTCGCTAGGTAAGCCAACCCTCCAGCAAGAAGAGCAGTACCACCGACCAATAAACCAATAGGATTCACAAGCGCTCCCAATGCCCCAGCGAATGTTCCCGTACTGGACGCCGCTCCTGTAGCTGCTGTTTCAACCGCTCCAGCAGATCCAGCAAACGCTTTTAAGCTACTAGCTGTTACTCCAAATTCTTTGAAATATTTAAACGAACCACTTAAAAAGCCAATTCCCTTTGAGAGCCCGCCAACAGCATTGATAACATTGCCAATAATTGATACACCACCACCTAGTAGTTTTAACGCAGGACCCGCTGCTGCAGCTATCAATCCCCATTTGATGATATTCTGTTGTTGCTCAGTTGATAATGAACTAAACTGCTTGGCTAAATCCGCCAAAGTTCCTAGCCATGGTTTTGCTGCTCCTAATCCGTTTCTCAGAGCATCTAACAATGGACCTCCGAATTCAATCGCGATATCGATCAATTCGTTCTTCAACATTTGGAGTTTTGATTCCATGGTCTCGTAACGTTTGCTGGCTTCGTCAGTTAAAGCTGTACCTTTTTCCCATTCAGAATTTGCTACGTTCATAGCTTTACCCATGGTTTCAGCAGCAAGCCCCAACGATTTCAGCATATTAGATTGTCGAACTCCTGTTAAACCAAGCTCCTCAAGGATTTTATTTGCATCTTTCCCGCTTTCACTGGCCTTTCCAAGACCTTTTATAAAGTCCTGCAAAGCTTCAGCTGGTTTAGTTTTCCACTTTTCGGCGAACTGTTCAGCTGTCATTCCTGCTGTATCTGCGTAGATCTTCAATTTTTCTCCGCCTTCCGATACCGCGTTAGAAATCCCTGTGAGTGTCTGAGTCATGGCTGTTCCACCAGCCTCGGCTTCGATTCCCACCGAACTCATAGCAGTCGCCAAACCTAAAATTTCAGGCATGGTTAATCCAGCTAGTTTACCAGAAGCTGCCAAACGGTTAGACATTTGGACAATATCGCTTTCAGTTGTGGCAAAGTTATTCCCCAAACCAACGACTGCCGCACCGAACTTAGCTGACCAGGTATCAAGATCATCCCCTGAAACTTGCATGATGTTCCCGATTTTGGAAATCGAGGTTGCAGCTTCTTCCGCACTCAAGTTAGTAGATACCCCAAGGTTAATCATAGTTTTTGTGAAACCTTCAATCGAACCAATAGGTACACCTAATTGCCCTGCAGCTTCCGCTACGTTAGCAATTTCAGTCGCACTGGCTGGCATTTCTTTAGCCATATTACGAATGCTGGCACTTAATTTAGAAAATTGCTCAGGCGTTCCGTCAACTGTTTTCTTAACCCCAGCAAATGCACTTTCATAGTCCATTGCTGCCTTAACAGCTACACCTGCTCCGGCTAAAATAGGGGCAGTCACACCTTTCGTTAGAGCAGAGCCAAATCCAGAGAGACCTTCCCCAATTTTTTTGAATTTGCCACCTAGCTCTTGAGCACTATTTCCGAATTTAGTAAAGGCACTGTCATCGATATAAGCTTGACGCATAGATTTTGCTAACTGCTCGTAGCGATTTTGCAATTCGGCCACTTTAGCAGCCGTCGCAGTCATACTAGCACCTGCTTCAACTAACTTTTGTTTTTGTTCAGCTGTTGCCGTAGAAACATCACCAATACTCGCTTTTAGTTGATTATATCGTTCACTTTGGTGGCTCAATAATTTTTGGTAATTGCCCAAAGCAGAACCAGTCTGATCCATAAGACTCTTTAAGTTACTGACGTTCTTACCAGCTCCCTTAAAGTTATTTTCCATCGCCTTCAGGGAATTATCGACACCCTTTAGATAGGTTTTTAACCTCCCAACATTTGACTGAAAAGGAGCGACGTCTAAAGTAGCGGTTGCGACTAATTCACCAATATTACTTGCCATTCATTCTCCTTTCTACCCAAAAAGGAATGGGAAGGCCTTATCAAGGGTTGTTTCTTCTTCCTCTTGGCTTTCTTTTGTTTCTAAAGCCTGCACCATCAAATCAAAATCTGATAAACGCATACTTTTAATGTCATGGATCGTATATCCTTGACTCATTAACGATTGAACCCAAACTAATAAATTGGTTTGAGCCTCTTTAGGGGTTAACCCTTTTTCTTCTTTTTTCCCTCAGCAGTCTCTTTTTCTTCTTGTTTTCCACCGAGTGCTGCCAGGTATAGTTCATTCAAAGTTTCGAGTGTTTCAACACTTGCACTCTTCAGATCATCTGCATCGAACTGCTCTCCGTACATTTTCACGAACATATCAAGATACGCTTCATTCAACTCGCGATGTTTGGCAGGATTTAGCAAATCTTCCTTCTTTTCGTACAAAGCAGTTTGACGGACTTGGTGTTCTAACGCCAGAAGATTATCTTCGACATTGACATAATCTTTAGAGAACTCTTTTAGAACCCCACCTTTTTTAAATTTAATTTCAAACATTGTTTACTCCTTAAAAAATATAGGCTTGGAATAACCAAGCCTACTCTTATGCACCTTGTCTTACTACGCTTGTTTCAGCGGTCACTGTTCGTCCAGAACTAGCACCGCTTACGACTTTGGGAAGACGAGTTTACGGAATTCAGCTTCTTGGAATTGTGGGTTGTCTTCACGACCTACTACAATTACAAGGCCTTCGTCTTCGTCTCCACGAGCTACGAAGCTTCCAGATACCGTATCGTTTTTAGGATCTGGTGAACCGTCTTTAGTTTCCAAATCCATTCCTGGAAGTGAGAACTTACCTTTAAGAAGACCAACCCAGATACCTTTACCGTCATCCCCAGTGGTACGGAACAAGCAAGCGATATCATTTGGTGTCATCTTCTTGCTGTATTTTTCAACACCATTTTCAACAGTGATGCCATAGAAGTCTTTACGAGCATCACTACCCAAATCCAACCATGATACTTCAAGTGTTGTTCCAGTAATACCAGAAGACAATACTACGTATGGTCCATCATCCGCTGTGATAGTGTTCAATTCATTTGTGATATCCAGTTTCGCTGTTTTAATTCCTGGAATCTTTTTAGTTTCACCTGCGACGAGGTTTTGAGAGTTCAATACCCCATATTCGAAACCACGTAAACCAAATTTAACTTTAGACATTTATTTATTTTCCTTTCATTTCTTCGAGACCACTCCAATCAAAAAGACGATATTTTCGGACGTTCATTAACAATCCAATATCGTCATCCATGTATCGAGGTTTCTCATTAGCTGTGTAGCGTTCAAATCCACTACTTTCAAGTACCGCATCCATTCTTTTTGT